AACGAAAACAAGAATCTTGAGAATGAAAATCAAGAGGAAGAAAAGAATGTGAAAACCTATACACAGGAAGAGGTTGATGCGCTGCTTCAACAGGAAACTGATAGAAGAATCACTTCCGCGCAGAAGAAGTGGGAAAAGAAAAGCCAAGAGAAAGTAAGAGAAGCAGAGAAACTTGCAAAGCTTTCCGAACAAGAGCGTTTCCAATATGAGTTAGAGCAGAGAGAAAAAGCAATTGCTGAAAAAGAAAAGCAAATGGCTCTGATGGAGAATAAAGCAGAAGCATCCAAGGCTCTTAATGAGCGTGGGATTTCAATTGCATTAGCTGATTTCGTAGTGGCAGAGGATGCCGATACTATGATGGAAAATATAAAAATGTTAGAGGATGAGTTTAAGAAATCAGTTAAGGCAGAAGTGGAGAAAAGATTAGCTGGGAGTTCGCCAAAGAAGAATCTTGGTGACAGTAAAGGTATGACAAGAGAGGAGTTTAGGAAACTTTCTTTTGCTCAACAAACTGAATTACTGAATATGAACCCAGATATTTATGAGAAGTTTTTTGATTAAGGAGAGTATATAAAATGTCAAATACAGTTTATGCTAACAAAGTCATTGCGGCAAAAGCTACAGATTTACTTCTTTCTAGCTTAAATCACAGAAGCCTTATGACTATTGATACAGATTTACAAGGCAGTGAAGGTATGACAAAGACTATCAATACCTACACTTACACAGGACAGGCAGAAGTTCTTGCTGCTGGTGTTGGTTCAACAGCTAACAAGAGAGGTTCTGTTGCATATGTTGGTAAGGATTACACAGTTGAGTGCGTTCAGCAAGCATTTGACTATCTTGATGAGGACTTTATGAAGGATAGCAAGGTTGTTGATATTGCTACTCAAGGCGCAACACAGGTTATGAGCAACTTCCTTACAAATAAGTTCTATGCTGCACTTGCTACACAGGCTTCTGGCGCAGAGCTGGTTCAGAAGACTACTTTCGCAAAGAATGGAGCTATTGGCTATGATGTTATTGTTGATGCTATCAGTGATATGAACATCGAAGATGAGAGCAAGCTTTTCGTTCTTATTCCAAATGCTTGGAAGGCTGACTTAAGAAAAGATGATGATTACAAGAGCGCAAGAATGGGTGAGGTTATCTACAATGGACAGGTTGGCCAGATTGCTGGTATTCCTGTTATTGCTACAAAGGCACTCACTGATAAGGCTTATGTAATGACTCCAGAAGCAGTAACACTCTTTGTTAAGAAGAATGTTGAGGTTGAACAGGATAGAGATTCTGATAAGAGAGCTAACGCAGTATATCTTCGTGAGTACTACATTTGCGCACTTACAGATGCTACAAAGGCTAGAAAGATTGAAGAAGCTGCTGCTTAATTAGTGATTTGTGAGGTGAAGAAATATGGCAATGATTGATGATTTACAAACCTTAACTAATTGCGATAACACCTCTGTTTTAAACCTTTTGATTTCACAGTGTAAGATGATTGCTACTGATTACTGCAATTTAGATACATATGATGAGAAGCTAGATGAGATTGTAAAGGTTATGGTTTGTGAAAGGTTTAATAAGCTTTCTGCTGATGGTATTTCTTCACAAAGTTATTCTGGAATAAGTGAAAGTTATACAGATGATTTTAGCCCAATGATTTATAAGTCATTGAGAAAACACAGGAAGTTAAGAACAGTTTAAGAGGTGGCGCAATGTTTAATAGTAAAAAGAAATCATATACAAGAAAAGTAAGGATTGATATAGATACTTCCAATGATTTCAATGAACCTATTGAAGAGTATGCGACTGCCGCGAATGTAAATATGTTTATATCTCTTTCCAATGAGATAACTTTTTCAAGCCAAGATATGAGAATACAACAGTGTTCTCATATTGGCTTGACTCTTGATGAAGTGTTGGTTGGAGATATCATAGGTGAAAAATACGAAGTTCAATTTGTAAATAAAGCTGGAAGAGAAAATATAGTCTTTATGAAGGAGATTGAAAGTGATGGGTGTTTCGATTGATACTGCGGAAGTCGAAAAGAACTTGGAACAATTCGTGAATAAAGAACTTCCAGACTTACTTGAAAAGGCATTAGAGAAGGCTTGCTTGATTGTAGAAAATAGTGCCAAACAGAACTGTCCAGTAGATGATGGACAATTGAGGCAAAGTATTAGTCATACAGTAGACGGAACAAAAGGTGAAGTTGGAACTAATGTAGAGTATGCACCTTATGTTGAGGTTGGTACTGGTATCTATTCAACAGAAGGTGGTGGAAGACAATCCCCATGGACTTATGAAGATGCTAATGGAGATTGGCATACTACAAGAGGTATGAAATCACAACCTTACTTGCGGCCAGCTTTAGACAAGAACAGAGGTAAGATTCTAGATTGTTTTAAGGGGTTAATATGATTAAGAAAATTATTTCTGCTTTAGAAGTCGCTACAAGCCTTCCTGTTAAACCAGTATTTACTACTTCATTAGGTAATCAGATTATCTATAATCACTATCCTGTGATAGACAATGGCGCAAAGTCGCAACAAAGGTTAGAGTTAAGGCTTATAACGAAAACTTACAGTGAAGCAGAAAGTTATAGAAAAAAGATTATTGGAGCCTTGGTTCCAATAGGAGATAACATTTTAATAGACGGTATAACAAGTTGTGAATTAAATGGTGGTGGTTCACTTTATGAAGGTGAGACTAAAACCTATCACACTCTGTTGTACTTTGATTATATACATAGGAGCGAAAATAATGAGTAATAAGATTGTATTAGGCTCTGGTAAATTATACGTTACAACTGCAACAAAGAGTGCTGATGGTTATACTATTCCAGCTGATAGCACTCTTGAAACAAGTGCTAACTTACTTGGTTATATCCAAGGTGGTGCAACACTTGAGTACACACCAGAGTTTTATGAAGCTAAAGATGATTTAGGTTATGTTTCAAAGAAATACCTTACTAATGAGGAAGTATTACTCAAGTCTGGAATTATGACTTGGAACGCAGATACACTTGCAAAGCTTACTACAACTGCTTCTACAGTTGAGACTACACCAGCTACTTCTTCTGCAAATGGTAAGAAGACAGTTAAGATTGGTGGTATTGGTAGATTCTCTAACCAACAGTATGTAATCAGATTTGTTTACTCTGATGCTGTTGATGGAGATATCAGAATCACAGTTGTTGGTTCAAACGAAGCTGGATTTGAGATGGCGTTTGCAAAGGATGCAGAGACAGTTATTAACGCAGAGTTTAAGGCTGTTCCAAATGATGCGGATGGTACATTAGTTATTTTCGAAGAAGTTTTACCTAAAACTGCTTAATGATAAGGGGAAAGGGAACACTAATCCCTTTCCCCATTTTTTAGTTGCGGCGCGGCCGCAGTTATCAATTGGAGGAGATATAAGATGTTAGATTTAACGAAAAAGAGAAGATATTACGAACTTAAATGGTTTGATGGTGAGGTTCTGCAGTTCCCAATGCCTAAACAAGAGCTGCTTATGAGAATGGTTAAGTTAGAGAATCTTGATGATATTGAACTGCAAATGAACTCACTCACAGAAATCATTAAGGAAGTTCTGAACAGTAATATCAATAAGAGAGAATTTACTGATGAAGAACTCAATGAATTAGATTTAAATACTATCAACCTTATCCTTGAGGATTATATGGGAAGTATCAATGATGCTCTGGGGGAATAACATTCCCTACTTTGCCTTCTGATAGTGATGAAGATGTTCCTTACTTACTAACTGAAACAGGAGACTTAAAGTTAGTAAGTGATTATACAAGGATGGATTTCAACCAAGTTATAGAGCTTGATTGCGTCACTTACAAGATACTTGCCAAAGATGCCTTTGTTGATAAGTTAGGACAGACAGAGGAAGGTAGGGAGTATTTAGAGAACTGTTGGATTTTGACACAGACAAAACCAGACAGAGAAAAATTGAGAAAGAAATATGGTAGGAGTGATAAATAATGTTAGATTTAGGAACTCTTAAAATTGGAATAGAGGTAGATGATGGAAAAGCCAAACAAGGTTTAAATTCTATCTCTGGTGAAATGGATAAGACAGGTAAGAAGACAGAAGGCCTTGGTACCAAAGTTAAGGGTTTCATTAAGGCTTTTGCTGCTGCTTATGCTGTTAAAGAGATTGTCAAAATAGGCAAAGCCGCATTAGAAGCTTATTCACAATATGAACAATTAAGTGGTGGTGTAGAAAAGCTCTTTGGTAAGGATAGCGCCAAGACAGTAGCAAAGTATGCGGATGAAGCATATAAAACTGCTGGTATTTCTGCTAACAAGTACATGGAACTTACCACTTCCTTTAGTGCTTCACTTCTTCAATCTTTAGGTGGAGATACAGACAAGGCCGCCAAGTATGCAGACAGAGCTATTAAAGATATGTCTGATAATGCAAATGTCTTTGGTACAAGCATGGAAGAAGTTCAAAATGCTTATAAAGGTTTTGCCAAAGGTAACTATACAATGCTTGATAACCTTAAGCTTGGTTATGGTGGTACTAAAACAGAAATGGAGCGTTTACTTTCTGACGCAGAAAAGCTTACTGGTATTCACTATGATATTGCTAACTTTGATGATGTTATTCAAGCTATCCATGTAATACAGAAAGAACAAGGAATTACTGGTACAACAGCAAAGGAAGCAAGTAAGACAATAGAAGGTTCTGTAAATATGGCCAAGGCCGCATGGGAGAACTTCCTTACTTCTCTTGGTTCCGGTGATGGCGCGAAGATTAGTAAAACATTAGGAGACTTGTTTTCTTCTATTGGTACTGTTGCAAAGAATGTAATTCCTGTTGTTATGAAGATTGTTGATGGTTTGATTAGCTCTGTATTTGAGCTTATACCTAAACTCTTCAATAGTAAGAGCGGCGGCTTGATTGCAAAGATTCTTAAATGGGTTTCAACACTACCAGCAAAGATAATGAAGGGTTTAACATCTGCCATTAATGGTATTGCAAAAGGCATTGATAAAATGTCAAGTAAGGGAATGGCAAACACAGGTGTTAGCTTTATTAAGAATATAATTGTTGGAATACTTAAGGCGCTGCCGCAACTGCTTCTTGCTCTTGGTAGGTTAGCACTTGCACTTATTAAACAACTACCTTCTCTTTTCAAGAATGTTGGTACTGGAATTATGAAGGCTATTGTTGAAGGTATCAAGAGCGCATTGGGTATTGTTGGTAAGGCATTTGCTACTGTTCTTCAACCTTCAAAGATTGCTACAAAAGCAATTGATTCAGTTAAGAAATCTTGGGATACGGTTATAAAACAACCAGCCAAGAAAGTATATCAAATGGCACAACAGAAGTTTGATGAAGTAAAGAACAAGGCAAAAGCAGTATTCAATCAGTGGAAAACAAATTTAGGACAGAAGGCAAGCAAAGCATTTAGTGTAGCTAAATCTGGTTTTGAGTCTTTTGTTAGCTCTGCAAAAAGTGTTTATAGCAGATGGAAAGATGTACTTGGACAAACTGCAAAGAAATCTTTTGAAGTTGCAAAGAAGGGATTTGATGGAGTATTAAGCAGCATGAAATCTATTTATAACAAGTGGAAAGATATTCTTGGCCAGAAGTCCACAAAGACTTTTACAACTATAAAAGAAACAATTACTAGAGCTATTTCTGGCGGCTCCTCTGGTTCAAAGAAGAAAAAGAAGAAAAGAATTGGTTTACGCGAAGTTCCTTATGATGGTTATGAAGCTGAACTCCATAAAGGTGAAACAATTCTTACTGCCGCAGAAACAAATCAATATAGAAAGTGGCTCAATAACCAAGTACAGATGAAGAGTGAGCCGCAACAGATGATGGTGTCTTCTTCAAACATTGATTACGATAAATTAGCACAAACAATGATAAATGCTTTAAGCGGTATGAATATCAATACTGCGGTTAATGTAAATGGTAAACAGATTGCACAAGCTACTGCGCCATTTATGAGAACAGAAATTAACACACTTGAAAGAAGAGCAAATAGAGCAGTGGGTGTTGTGTAAGGAGGTTAATGAATGACAAGAGAAAGAAATGACTTGGCTGTTGATGCAGTTAAGATTAATGGAATGTATGTTGAAGATGTCATTTCTGGCTTCACAACAATTAACTCAACAGGTAGAGAAGTATTAACTAAAGAGATTGTTTCTAATCAATACAAGAGAGATGGAAGTGTTGTTGATTACACAAGATACCCAGAGAGAGAAATAAACATTAAGTATGTTATTGAAACAGATGAGTATAGTGATTACAGAGATAAGTATACAAAGCTGCTTGGAATGTTTGATGAGGAAGAAGTGGATATACAGTTTAATGATGATGTAGATAAGTTCCTTACTGGAACAATTTATATTAATGAGCCAGAAGAGAAGTTTGGCACATTCTGTGTAGGTACTTATACGATTAAATGCGCTGACCCATTCAAGTATTCCACAAGTGTATTTACTGCGGAGCCAGTAGAGTATGATGCTACTTCCGCGCAGTTCTTGATTCACTATAATGGAACCTATCCTTCAAGGCCAGTACTTCAAGCAGAGTTTGTAAGTGCGCTTGAAGGTGGGGATTACAGTGAAGATGGAGATTGCGGCTTCGTTGCTTTTATGGATGATGA